TGATGGAACAAAAGTTCAGGGTAGAGATGGCTTTGTTTCAAGAGTTAGGGAAGACTTGTCATTACAAGAAGAGCTTAAGAATAAGTTGGCTAATGGCTAAAGAGTTTACAGTATATGAAGGAAAGTTTCCTTGTAAGAAATGTGGAGTTGAAGTAGGCTCTTTGAGATATTGGAGGGAAACTGGTGATACAACTTGGATGTGTCCAGAAAAACATATATCTAAAGTTAACTTACTGCCTCCAACAAAGGAGGATTATGAGCGAAAAAAGCGAAAGTAAAAGAATAGGGGCTAAGCAACATAAAAATTCTGGAAGAAATAATACTAAAGGAGATGCCTCATGGCATAATTTTGTATTAGACTTTAAAGAGTGTTCAAAATCTTTTACCTTGAATCAGGATGTATGGGCTAAGGTAGTAACAGATGCTTTAAAAAAAAGCATGGACCCTGCACTAGTTATTGTTTTAGGCGAGGGCACACAAAAAGTTAGACTTGCTATAATAGAGTTAGACATGTTAGAACAATTAACAGAAAGAGAAAATAATGACAACTGAGGCTCCACAAAAAACAACGTTAGAGATGGTAAATGGTTTAACAGAAATAGCAGACTATATGAAAGACGAAGAGCTTACTACTGCCCTAACCTTTATTGCTAAGGTAATAATTAAGCCTGATATTCCAGCACAAGTAGCAAGCATTGAAATTGTAAGGCTACAAGCAATTGCAGCAAAGATGGCTTTTAAGGCTACATGGATGGCCAATGTAGATAAAAATGATCGTGCAAAGAAAAATATTTATTATACAGCAGCAGAATCTATCAATAACTTGGTGTCAGCACTCAAGTATATAATGCGCTAACCTGCTATACTTATATAAACAAAGGGATAAAATGACTAAAAATTTACTACAGCAGGTTATGTTAAAAGAATCAGAACAAAGACAAACAATGTCTAAACAGAATGAAATTTTTAATGCAGAAGAAATGGTTAAGCAGATCCAGACTGGATATATTGCAGAACGAGGACCAAAGCATACAAAGAAAAAATCTTTTGCTCCATCAACAATTGCCTATCAGCATGGACAATGCCCAAGATATTGGTTTTTAGCATTTAACGGTGCCATCTTTGATGACTATACAGATGCTTACGGCGCTGCTAACATGAGCTCTGGAACTATGGGGCATGAAAGAATTCAAAAAGCAATGCTTGATTCTGGAGTTGGTATTCCATATATTAATGATAAAGGTGAAACAACAACAGAATTTAAAGTAATTTATGATGATCCTCCAATTTTTGGTTACGGCGATGTAATGCTTAACTGGGAAGGCGAAGAAATTCTTGGTGAAATTAAAACAATGATGAATGAGGGATTTGAATACAGAAAAAGAACAAACAAACCTAAGTCTAGTCATTTAATTCAACTACTTATTTATATGAAAATATTTGGAAAATCTAAAGGCGCTCTAGTTTATGAAAATAAAAACACTCATGACCTTATGATTATTCCCATACAGGTTAATGACAATTATCGTCAATGGGTTGATGGTGCATTTAATTGGATGCGTGAAGTCCGTAAAGCTTGGACTAGTCAAACTTTGCCTACCAAAAACTATCGTGGTAATTCAAAAATATGTAAAACATGCCCAGTAAAGGCAGCGTGTGCAGAGGCAGGCACGGGAACAGTAAAGATTGCTTCTCTGGAGGAACTGAGTGAAGCCTTGTAATTACTGCAATGCATACTTTAAACCGAAAGTAAGCTATCAAATATATTGTGGAGAAAATTGTAGGGCTGCTGCCACAAAAGAAAAACTTGCAGAAAAGTATAATGCAAAACGTAGAAAAAGTAGGATTGGGAAGGTAAGAAGGTGTCTTGGTGGATGCAACCAAGACTTATCTATTTATAATGATTCTGGATTTTGTTCTAATTGTAATGTTAGTGAAAAAGAAGTAGCCAAAATGTTAAAAAAACTTAAAGGATTTATTGATTATGAACAAAATAATTAATGCGGGGAAAGCTCATGTTCCTGAGAGAATATGTGCAATAGATGCTAGCACAAATAGCCTTGCCTATGCAACATTTTATGATGGGCAGTTAAAAGAGGTTGGTAAGATTATCTTTGAAGGTAAAGATATATACTCTAAGGTAGGGGACGCAGCAAAAAAAACATCAGCATATTTTCAAAAATATATAAATGTAGATGCTATTGTGATTGAGCATACGGTGTTTATGAATAGCCCTAAAACTGCTGCAGACCTTGCATTAGTCCAAGGCGCACTTTTGGGTGCTGCTGCAATGTCTGGAATAAATATTGTGGGCAAAGTATCTCCGATTACTTGGCAAAATTTTATTGGTAATAAAAAAATATCTAAAGATGAAAAACTTTTTATTAGATCTAAGAATCCAAACAAATCTGAGTCTTGGCATAAAACAAACGAAAGAGAAATCAGAAAACAAAGAACGGTAAACTTTATAAACCTTCAGTATAATAAAACTATTACAGACAATGACGTTGCAGATGCTTGCGGAATCGGGCATTGGGCAATAAAAAATTGGGATAAGGCAGTAGGAAACAATGGATAGAGATAGCTTTATTTTTAAAGAAGAAAAAGAAAATACCATTTTAACTGTAAAAACTTTGTCACCAACAAAGTGGCTTTTAATAGATCGTGAAACTGGACAAATTTATCAAGGAAATCCTGGCGGATTTTGGGATAAACTTAAAACAATAGAAAAGGGTAATCAGTAATGCCAGAGCTAAATGCAAACATACCACCAATAAGTTGCTATGTAAGAGGAAACTACTTACGTAATCATCAAGATAGCCATGACAAATACTTTGAGTGTGTGGTCTTTGGCGTTTCAAGTTTAAAATCTAGAAGCCCATTATTTCATATTATGATGCCAGACGGTGGCCTCTGGTGGAGACTTCCAATTTCTGCTTTTTGCACAGAGCCAGGTGTTCCTGAAGTAGATCTACATAATTTAGTTTTATGGAATTCTTTTAGTCATCACATTGCTGTAACAAGGTTTGAAAATCTAACAAACCTTAGAATGTCTTACATAGATAGAACAAAAACAATGAATAAAGGAACCTATTTGTTTACTCTAGACTGGCATAATCCAGATACAAATGTTTTAGATGACGGATATTCTGAAAGCCCAGCAGACCATAAGTGTGGTCACGTCATACAAAGAGATGATGGAAACTTTGCTATTCAACCTAACAATAGGGTTCGTATATATGAGCCATCTTTTACCCTTGAAAAAGATTACCTAATTGATAGAATAATTAATGAAAAAAAATATGATGTTGAGAATCAAGATAAATGGATCTTAGAAAACTCTAATAGGTTTAATTATGATATTTCTGAAAAAGAAGTTGACAAATAACATTATGGCTGGTAAACTATATACATCAGAGGTTTGGCTACGTAAGAGATATCTTATGGATAAAAAATCTCCTGAAGAAATTGCAAAAGAGTGCGGGGCAAGTATAGAAACTATCTATGTTTATCTTGCAAAATTTGGATTAAGGAAGAGTAGACGATGAATAAAGCACAAAAGATTTTAATTGGTATTGGTATTGCTGGTGCAGTAGGAATAACTTTTGTTCTTACAGCACTAAAAGGTTTGCCAGAAGCTTTTGATTGGGATAATGATGAAGAAAACAAATAGTAGGCTTACAATTACAGTTGATCAAGTTAATCATCCAAGACACTATACAACGGATCCTTCAGGTGTAGAGTGCCTAGAAATTACTCGTCATAGAAATTTTAATATTGGAAATGCTTTTAAATATTTATGGAGAGCAGGCTTAAAGGATGAAGAAAGAACAATTCAAGATCTAGAAAAAGCAATATTTTATATTAAAGATGAGATTAATAGACTAGAGGGTAAGTATGTCAACTGAGTCTGATTTAATAAGCCACCTTGATCAAGTTAATCAAGTTGTTTCTGAATACTTAAAAGGAAATGACCCAACGGTTATTTCTAAAGAACTTGATATTCCAAGAGTTAGAGTAGTAGCACTTATTAATGAGTGGAAGGTTATGGCATCTGCTAATGATGCTATTCGTGC